GGTCCCTACATGACCTCAAACAACGGTAAGATAGATCCAGGTTTCGACGTACCCGGATACTCGGAATCAAAGTTCAATCACTTAAATCTTATTGACGAGGACGACTCCATATGGGCATCATCGGAACCAATCACGGTTTCTGATCTAAATGGGAATAGATTCGCATGAGTGTAAATAAAAACGACGAACCAGATATCAGAAGCGAGGAAGATAATAAATCGGATATCGTAAAGTACGGTTTCGGTGATCTCTCCGGCACGTTTCCTAGATCGGATTACTTCTTTGAGGTATCGACCAATAAGTCCGCCATCGCAAAGAATCAGAACGAGCTTAATCTCGGTGGTGGTCTGGATGGTCTATCTATCAAACCTACTCCTCGTCAGCCGTCACAGTATCCATATAACAACGTGAAGGAAACTATATCTGGTCACGTAATAGAATACGATGACACACCTGGTGGCGAGAGAATCCTTATCAAACACTCCAACGGTACGGGAGTTGAACTTCATACCGACGGATCCATGATCATGAAGACACAGAACAACTCCATATCGGTTGTTTCTGGATCATCCGCTCTCGTCGTCGAGGGTAATATCTCCATTAAGTCAAATGGAAATCTGGATCTTAACGTAGTAGGTGATCTAAATCTAAACGTCGGCGGAAACATAAACACCAACGTATCCGGTAATAACGTATCTGAAGTAAAGGGATCCGATCGTCAGCTGGTATACGGTACCAAGGAGACCACCGTAAAGGGTTCTAAGTCAGAAACCGTCGTTGGTTCGGAAACAAGAACCATACTATCAAATTCTCAGGAAGCCGTAAAGGGAGAAAGCAAGAAGATATCCGAGGGAACCACCACTATCGCGTCCAAGGGTACCATGACGATAACTGGTGAAGCGGATGCCATATTCTCATCTGATAATATGAATATAGGAGCGAGGGATCTGTCGGTATTTGGCGCCACTGGAACTATAGGTGGAGACAACGTCGTTCACTACGGTATCACGTATTACGGAACGACGTTCTACGGGGATCTAGATGGAACCGCCGAACAGTGTGTCACGGCCGATGTTACGAACTCTCAGAACTACAGCGGTGTTGGAGTCGGCGCTGCCCAGGGCTACACGATTACTGACGACGGCACGGCAACAGCATCGGCGTCGGAAGCAACCATGGAATCGTATCTAAACAACTCGGCTTACGGTACAAAAAAGATCACGGTAGATGCTGGTGATCACATAAAGAACTCCATAGACAGAACGAAGGCCAACGGCGGTCTTTCCGATAAGGAACTTACCACTCGTGAGATAAGATCAAAGATGAGAGACAAGGCCAACAGAGAGAACGAGGTCTTTGTCGGCACCGCCGTATCATCAGGTAAGCTATCCGGTACCTATGCCAGAAAGGTACCAAATAATATAGATAGACTGAACGACAGGAAGTCCCAAGTAAGAACACCGTATCTACCTGCCGAAGACGACGCCCTGAACAAAATATCGAAGTTTAAGGCCAATAAGAACGTCAACGAGAGCTCGTTCTTTATAGATCTCATATACGACGTAAACAAGATAACCTCGGCTATTAACGGGGCAATAGAACTGGCTAGAGGAATTACTCTTTCCAAGTTTCTCGGTGGTATAGGTAACAAGTTCACACTCGATCACATCAAGACGAGTGAAGAAAAGAAGTCGATAGCTCGCCACCTAAGCATGCAGGCATCTGCTATGAATACGATAAGTCAGGATAACGGTGAGTTCAAGGATCATCGTTTGGTGGTGGTTGAGGGATTATATAAACCCGGTCCACAGGAGGATCCTACCGAGGACTCGATAAATGACAGGGCGATGAACGGTAGATCGGTAGTGTACGAACTACACGACGCCGATGGTAACATAGATCTAGATAAGACCTTCGAACTGGCATCGTACTGGAAGGATACCCTTAACTTCGAGAAGCTCATACTGTCGTATGATACGTACGATCCAAACTGTCCTCTATGTGGTCAGATCGTTCTCATAATGCCGGAACTTAATGAGGACTACACCCTCGCTAAGGGTAAGTACGAGAATAAAATCGAAACTCTATACAATAATAACATTCAAAGTGATGAATTAATTGAAATTAAAGAATAAATAAAACTAAAACAAATGCGTTCATTTTCAATAGAAGACGGCAATCTTAACTCGGCCACACTTATTACATCCAGAAAGGATGTATACTCCGACATAGATCTTTCTCTGGACATAAAGCCATCCGGAGACGTGTACAAGAAAACAGATGCCGCGGCAGTAAAACAGGCGGTAAAGAATCTTCTTCTTACGAATCAAGGAGAGAAACCGTTCAATCCATCGTATGGTGGAAGTCTTCAGGGACTACTCTTTGATCTATTGGATGATGATGCGGAGGATGAGATCGAGGATCTCATTATAGTTTCTGTAGAAAACTACGAACCTCGTGCAAGAGTTTTAGAAGTAGACGTTCGTCCACAGATAGATAACAACGCCGTATCCGTGCGAATTACGTTTCAAATTATTAATACGACCGAAACCGTCGTGTTATCAACTACAATTACGAGGTTGAGATAAGGTGTCCACAACATTTTCTACAACACAACTAGACTTCAATAGCATAAAGGACGAGTTAAAGACGTACCTCTCGAGACAGTCCGAGTTCGCCGACTACGATTTCGAGGCATCGGGACTAAGTAATATTCTCGACGTTCTGGCCTATAATACTCACTTCAATGCTCTTCTCGCTAACTTTGCTCTAAACGAGGCGTACATATCTTCGGCTCAGTTAAGGTCGTCACTGGTATCCATAGCTCAGACCCTGGGTTACAACATAAGATCTCGAACGTCATCATCTGCGCTTGTTGAAATATCACTAAATCTACAGTCGGCAGGTACTCGCCCGGCGAGTATTACTCTTCCGTCAGGTACCAAGTTTACTACGTCGGTTAATGGGGTTTCCTACACGTTTCAAACGAGAGCCGCTTATTCAGCCGCTGATGACGGAACTGGAATATACGACTTCGTTACCACGGATGGCTCCACTCAGATTCCTATATACGAGGGTGTATCCAGAACAAAGACGTTCATCGTTCAGGAAAGTGACGAGAGACAGATATACGTAATTCCCGACGAGACAATGGATACCCAACAGATGATGGTCGACGTGTACGATACCTATACGTCCTCTACATTTACCTCATATACCAATGTCTATAATACTCGATCCATTACACTCGAGTCAACGTTCTATAGAATTAACGAGACCCCGAACTCCTATTACGAACTATCTTTCGGTGATGGAATTACTCTTGGTCAGAAACCAGTAGCGGGAAACAAGGTAGAGGTGGAGTACCTATCGACATCAGGTCCCGATGCTAACGGAGCCGTATCGTTTACACCCGTTTCTCAGATAAATGTAAATGGTGATAACTACGATATTCTTATCAACACCGTTTCGTCTTCTGTTTCCGGAGCCCTCAAGCAATCCGATGAGTCCATTCGTCAGAACGCTCCTCTTTCTTTCGCAGCTCAGAATCGTCTGGTAACAGCCGACGACTACAAGACTACCGTTCTTACTAACTACTCATCAATAAAGGATGCTGTAGCATGGGGTGGTGAGGACCACGATCCACCCAACTACGGCGTGGTATACATGGGACTTCTATTTAACGACGGTACACCGGATGCGACACAGAGCAGCGTTAAGTCGGAGATAAAGAACGATCTCAACGAAAATCTTGCCATGCTCTCCATAGACGTGGACTTCATAGATCCCGTGAAGACGTATCTAAATATAGAAACCAACTTCTCCTTTAATCCCGATCTGGTCGGTCTTACGAGATCGATTATCGAGACCCAAGTCTTTTCTACAGTAAAGACGTACGTAGAGGATAACCTAAATAACTTCTCGGGTACGTTTAGAAAATCGGCGGTTTCTACTCTTATCGATGAGATCTCACCAGCCGTGCTGTCGTCAGAGATAGATGTGACTCTACAACAGAGACTCACACCCATTACGGTTGCTACAGAACTAAATAACTCCCAGTCGTCAACCTACACGATATATTTTCCGGTTGTTCTTGCCGAACCGGACGACGAGAACTTTATAGTAACCTCAACTGGATTCGACTACAACGGAATCACTTCATTCATAAAGAACAAGTTGAGCTCAACCAAGCTTCAGGTAGTCGATGTTAACAACAACGTAGTGGTAGATAACATCGGATCGTATGAGCCGACTGTCGGTAAGCTTATCATCAGTGGCTTCGCTCCTGGCGTAATTCTTTCCGGTGATTCCTTCATCAAGATAAACGTAACACCACTGAATGACAACGTTATCAAGCCGCTAAGAAACTACTACCTCGATATAGATGAAACTACATCATTCGCCTCAGCAATTATAGATAGACAAACTAATTCCATATCTCTATGACTAACAAGACACTAGAAGATTTCGGCCGTAGAGACCTCAACTTTTGGAACGATAAGGTCATAGAGGTTCTACCTGAATTCTTCAGATCAGAATATCCACAGCTTATAGAACTGTTAGATGCCTACTACGACTACATGGATTCTGACGGTTCGATAAACGACGAGCTGTGCCAGGTTCTAAGAACCAAGGATATTAACGGTGTCTCCATTCGATTTCTAGATTTTCTTTTAAAGGAAACTGGTGGTGGACTAAACGCGGATGACTTCTCTGATCCGAGAACCGTGGCGAGGTTCATGCCAGATTTCTTTAGGTACAAGGGGTCGGCGTTCTCAGCCAAGGCGTTCTTTAGAATTCTATACGACGAAGACGTTACGATTACTTATCCCAAGGATAATCTATTCATAGTCGGCCAGTCGGAGATAGGACCGGAATCTCTTAAGATCATTCAGGACGGCGCTCTCTATCAGGTACTATCCGTTCTTATAACCTCATCCAAATCTATCAACGAGTGGAGAAATCTATACAAGTCGTTCGTTCATTCGGCTGGTTTCTATCTAGGCGGTCAGGTTCTCATCGAGGAGTGTGTAGATCTATCGTTGGATTCCATGCCATCGGCTATTGATGATCCAAACGCTAATATTCTTACGGTCAGTGAGGAAGCGGCGATGGCTATCTCGGTACCGTTCGATCCACTTACCGCCGACGTATCATCACCTAACACCGACTCCGACTTCATTATCGATCTAGAAAGAGACGTATCATCCATATACGACGACTCGGCTCTCAAGGTCGATACGTTCTACGAGGACGTATTCGACTACGCCAAGGCCGATGCTCTTGGATTCGAAGACTCTTCCGGTGTTCGTTGGTCCGCAAGAACGGAGACATTCGACCGAGGTGTATTTGGAATCAAGGACGTGGATTCCGTATCACCACCTCCAGTAATAAATGATTCCGGTGATTTCGCTCTACTCGAGGACTCCGATTCCCTACTACTCGAGGACTCTGATAACCTAATACTTGAATCCGAAACAATATTTGGTCTTACCGAGGACAGCGATACACTACTACACGAAGATTCGAGTGAGTTCTTGTTATAAATAATTAATAGAAATTAAAATAAAACCAATCCTTGGAGAAATATAAAAGATGGCAGGCAAAAAAGTCAGTTCATTAAGTATAAGATCACCAGAAGCCGGTGATTTTTATTATATGATTAAGGACTCCGGTGGCTCGTTTGTCAGCTATAGGGTCTCAGTAGATAGTTCAGGAACGTTCCTAAAGACGGAACTAGCATCCACAGCAAGCGGTGACGGGGCTTCATTAGTCGGCGTAGAAGATGCTGGATCTAATTTTGCTGGAACAAATGTTGAAACGGTTCTAGCTGAGATACAATCAAATGTAGACAGCGTCGAGGCGAATGCAGGCGGTGGAACAGTAGATTTTGTTTCAAACGTGGACTCCGATAGAATTCTTGGACGAAAGAGTGGTGGTGGAAACGGCAACAGCCAGGAACTATCATTAGACTCAACTAGAACACTATTGGATCTTCTCACGGCTACGAATGTTGCTTCGACTACTAATGGTCAGGGTGCCTCTCTCGTAGGAGTAGAAGACGCAGCTGCTCACTTCAGTGGGGCAGACGTAGAGGCGGTACTTGCCGAACTTCAATCGAATATCGACTCGGTAGAAGCCAATGGTGGTGGTAGTTCAGATTTTCTTACCAATGTTGACTCAAATCGAATCATCGGTAGAAAGAGTGGAGGCGGAGCTGGTAACAGCCAGGAACTCACATTGGACTCCACAAGAGCTCTATTGGATCTCGTAACGGCGACTGATCTGGCTGCGGTTACTAACGGTGACGGAGCCTCATTAGTGGGTGTTGAGGACGCGGCGGCCAACTTTACTGGAACTGACGTAGAAGCCGTTCTAGCCGAACTTCAATCGAACATCGATTCCGCGGTTGGTGGTTCGTCGTTCCTAACTGGTGTTGACTCCAATAGAATCATCGGGCGAGTCTCATCTGGTAACGGTAACTCAGAGGAGCTTACTCTTACTCAAGTAAGAGCATTCCTAGATCTAGACGCCGGTGAGGTAGCAAATACCGGTGAGGTTATCTTTATTAATGCGGGTGGATCATCACTAACTGGTAGACCATCATCAGATAGCTCCAAGTCCGTTATATGGTACAATCACGGATCCAATCTACCTGTTAACATGTTCGATAACGACATCGCGATGGGTGAGGGTTCAGGTGTCGCGGTAGTAAATACCGTGGCGGCTACGAGCTATACCTTGGATTCTACTGATATCGGTAAGTCCATCGACATGACCAGCGCCTCATCAAATACCGTGACTATTCCACCCGACTCAGATTACTCGTTTGAGATCGGAACGGTTATGAACATTAACCAACTTGGAGCGGGGACAACTACGATCTCCTCCGACTCAGCCGTAACGGTGAATGGATCGGCTCCATCAAGTACGGTTATTAATACCCAGTATTCTGGTGTTATGATTAGAAAGACCGCGGCTGATACCTGGTTAGCACAAGGGGACTTCGCTTAATATGGCTATTACTGCATTGGATATGATGAAATTTGGTGTACTACAATCCTTTAAGAACGTCTATGCAGAACAAGGAGTTGTAGTTGATTCTGCGACTTATCTTACCGCGCCAGGTAAACTACCAGATAGCGCCGAGAGAGTCATTTTATTTGGTTCGTTCGAACTGGAACCAGGTGCTCCTCAGGGTGGTAGATTAATTAGTTGGGAATCATTAGAAGGATACTTTGGTAACAACGACTTCTCCGGTGGAGTAGTTACTGATCCCATAGTTAGATGGGAATCCGTGAGTGGAGACACTGAGTTCGATAAGTTATTTTCTAATCTTCCTGATAGAGGTCACAGAGTACACATGTTGGCCACCGCTCAGAGAGATAGTTCAACGGTTGTAACTAAGCTGGCGATGTGGGATAACTTTGAGGGTTGGAGAACAAACGGTGGTGTAATGAACGGAACCGCTGTTGAAACTGATCCAGGTCAAGCCAACTATAGATTACTTAGAAAACACACTGATAACACAAAACAGCTAAGAGGAACAGTGTATCGAATAGCCTGTTGGATAGATACCGCCGATTCGGTGCCGGATGTGGGTCAAGAAATAGTTCAGAATCTATTCGCGACCGATTCAAATCTGGTGGATCCAGTAAAGTCTCAGAACCAATATGGTGATCCACTGTTTGACTGTTACGGTCCTGCTTCTGTCTGGAATTCGGGTGATAGCTTTGCCTACGGTCCGGCCTTTACTGTATCTGGATCATTTACGGACGCATAAGATATGATATTTAAGAACGGAAAGATGGCGGTCAACCTAATGAGAGGTGCGACCGTCGTAAAGAAACCAAAACCTAATTTTCCAGAAGTTATTCAAAATAACTCATTTTCTATTCACGGTCAGACACCAGAAAACTACGAGGCATCACAGGAACTCATAGATAAGATCGCAAGGGCGGCTATTGCGAGTCATCCATCTGTGACCAATCTATCATTAATACCCAAGACGAGTAGTGGTCTTCCCGCCGAGATTCCAGCTGGTGATAGCTCCATACAGTTTCTATTGGCTTTAAGCGGGTTTGCCGACAGCGAACCATGTTTCGGTGACTTCGTTATAAGACACAACTTGGATTCGAATCTATATAGCGTTGGTGCATATGCCGGAATGACACCAGGCGCCAGCTCTACTGTTGATATTAATGGTGAGACCTATAAGAGATACGAGGTTACCATTACTAGCGGGACCGGTAACGTATGGTTCGAGCTCGCCGGACCGGATTCCGCATTTCCTGAGGACTGGGATATTCAGTTGCTTAGAGTAAGCGATGAGGCGGCTTTCGATAACGACTCAGTTCCTATATGGCATGCCACTAGATTCTTTATACCCGAATACTTAAATACAATACAGACCTGGAAACCCTCTCACTGGAGATTCATGAAATCTCTAAGAACAGAAATAAGTGATAGGAACACTCTAGCTGAATTTGATGGTATGAACATGCGTAGACTAACACAGACGTATCCACTAGAGATGTGTGTTGGTCTATGTAACTACATTCGAATGGGTGGTTGGTTTAATTTTCCAATGAATGCCGATAGTACTCTTATAGACGGTTGGTGTGACTTCATTATTGAAAATATGGATAGTGATCTAGAAGTTATTATGGGTCATGGTAACGAACACTGGAACTGGGGTGGATATCCATCCGTTAGAGCCCATTACGGTTCTGAGGCCTTTGAGAGATTCGGTACGACCGGCGCGGGTGTCATATCGGTGGTTGAGAGTGATAGAGCGATCATTCGTGGCGCAGGTGCACCAGATTTTACAACTATATTTGGTACGGGACTATCTACTCTTGTAAGTGTGGGTGGTAACCAGTATCCGATTAGATCGAGTACGGTAACAGCGGATTCTATGAGATATGAGAATTGGTGGGATGCTAGATACGCAAAGGATGAATCCGACCAGCCGTACTACTACAACGGTGGTAATCTTATATGGAATGACCGCGGCTACCTGGTAAAATCTACCCTGGCTATGGATAGAGTAACCAGAAAATTCGAGGCGGCTGGACAGATGTACAGATTGACTCGTATGTTCGAAGCACAGTTCGTAAATGTTGGAACGGGTTCTGCGCTTAATAACGCCTCCAACTACTGGAACACTCCTGACTACATAGATCCTAAGTCGGTTCACGACGCAGTAGCAATTAATCCATACTTCGGTAGTTCGTATCTGTCATCAAACAGCGGTGACTTTAAAGTGGCTCTGAGAGGAGTGGCTACGGATTCTCAGGAAACATACAATACCTATATGAGAGACCACTGTTTTGGTGATTCTGTTCCGGGTGTAACTCCATCCAATTTTACACTTGCCGATGAAAAGGTATCCCTTAAGGCATGGAGAACCTTCTGTGATTCCAATGATCTAAAACTCTATGGATACGAAGGCGGCCACCACATAATTCACGACGGTCCAGTTGATCCTGATTCAGATCAGAATATTATCGACGCATGGAGACCGTGGCTAAGATCACCGGAAGCTAAGGAAGTCTATAGAGCCTGGGCGGATCTTCAGATTCCGTATCTCGACGGTCCGGTAATGAAGTTCCAGTTATTTTCTAAAAATACCCAGTTCGGTGTATACGGCATGTTCAATGGATATACTATTAATGAAGACAGTAACATGGAACTGGCCGTCCTTGACTCGTTGAGACAGACTCCGGCTTTCTACTCGGATAAGAACGGTCCTGTAACCACTCCGGTTGAGAATCAATCCTGGCAGGCGGGTGTAGACCCTAACTTTAGTCTCTTTGACTACACTTCAATGAACGCTACTCACTGGTCCGGTACTCCACCTTCTGGACTTACACTCAATACTCGTACGGGTCAGATCAGTGGAACGGGTCACACCGCCGATTCCGAGACGTCATATACATTTAAGGCCCATAACTCAGTAGATTCAGCCACCCTTCAATTTAATATTACGATAACTTGATTTTCATTATAAATAATTTTAAGTTAAGATAAGAGAAATGTATGAATACTCGAGAAAGTATAGAACTTGGTACAGCCGTAAATGACGGACAGGGAGATACACTTCGTCAGGGTGGTTCTAAAATAGAAGAAAACTTCATTAAGCTGTGGTTAAAACACGGTGGTGACTCCGACGTTATGAGTGGAGTTATGTCGTTTGGATCCAATTCCATACAATTTAGTAACGGATCGTTTACAACTTCTCTTACCGCCGATTCGGGAACAACAAATAGAACCATCAACTTTACCGATAATTCCGGTAATGTAGTTCTGGATAGCGCCACACAGACTCTTACCAATAAGACCTTCACGAATCCGATACTAGATGGACTAAGAATTAATGACGTAAATGACTCCTTTTACTACTCCGTAGTTGCTGGAGATCTTTCATCAAATGAAAACATAAACCTACCGGATCTCTCCGATTCGGATACGTTCGTGTTTCAGGGCGTGGCACAGACTCTTACCAATAAGACCATAGACTCGGCCATACTAAATACTCCTCTGGTTTCTGATATTCTTGATGCAAATGGAAACAACGTAATAGAACTAGGTGCTACGGGTTCGGCTGTAAACAACATATCTATTTCAAATGCTGCTACCTCTAATTCACCTTCTATAGACGTACTTGGTTCGGATTCAGATATTAATCTTACGATCAGTACCAAGAACGGCGGATCGGTTAGTCACTCCAAGTTATCCTATCAGATGACGACAGTTTCTACAGACGGTCAGACACCAAAGAACTACTCGTATATAGATTGTAATAAGGGTACCGCGCTGGCTCTTAGTCTAGCCGATGGTACGCAACCAGGAGAAGTTAAGATATATTCAAACAGAGGAAGTGGTACGGCGACGATTACACCGACGAACTTTGCTAATGGTACCGACTTCGCGTTAGCACAGAATGAATGTGCCGAGGTTATTTGGGATGGAAACAACTGGTTCTTAAAATCTAATCAATCAGTTGTGACTGTATCATAATAGGAAGATAAGATGGTAGCAACAATTACACCAGCATTCAAAAAGAAGATGGCACAGGATCTATACGACGATGTTCTTGATGCCAATGAGTACTACTACATCGGTATAGGTAGATCAGAGGACTGGGACTCCTCTGATACTCCGGTTGCTCCTAGTTCCACACTAAGAGAAGTAAGAAACGCTCGACTCTCCCTGCAATCCATTAAGTCGGCCGAGGACGTTTCCTTCGTAGTTCCAAGACACAACTGGTCATCTGGAACTATCTACAACGCCTGGAACGATAACGCGACGGCCGATAACTCGGGTAAGTACTACGTAATTACCGAGAACAATCAGGTATACCTATGTCTACAGCAAGGTAAGGACTCACTTGGAAACGTTCTGTCGTCAACTGTATCTCCATCTGGAACCTCGTTGAATGCTTTCACGACCTCTGATGGGTACGTATGGAAATTTCTATACACTCTTTCCGCGGTAAACACGTCTAGATTTCTAACCGCCAACTTTATTCCAGTAGAAAAGATCCTATCCATCGACTCGTCTTCCAGTGCTATTCAAATCGAACAGAAAGGAATTCAGGATTCCGCTACGGTGGGTCAGATATCTTCTATCACAGTGACCGAAGCCGGAACTGGTTACTCCTCTGCTCCGACTGTTACCATTATTGGTGATGGAACTGGAGCAGCCGCTACGGCTACTGTGGCTGGTGGTGAGGTTGTTAAGATCGAGATGGATAATGACTCGTCTGCCATGGGCAGCGGCTACACATACGCGGAGGCAGTACTATCCGGTGGTTCATTTACCACAGCTGGAACAGCTAGACCGACGATAGCTCCATTACTAGGGTTTGGTGGAGATCCAAGAGACGATCTCAAGTCCTCCGCGATTATGTTTAATACCAAGCCGTCTGGAGAAGAAGGTGGAGCGTTTGTTATTGATAATGACTTCAGACAGGTCGTAGTTTGGAAGGGTGTAAAGAAACCAAACGACTCAGATTTTACCGGATCGGTAGCCAACGCCCTCAAGTCCCTAAAGTTTGATAACGTATCATCGGCATTTTCTGCCGATAAGACCATTCAGGGTACGACCTCAACTGCTAGAGCCGTGGTCGATAAGTACGACGCGACTAATCTACAGGTATTCTTTCACCAATCCGAGGAAACTGGTTTCACACAGTTCCAAGAAGGTGAGGCGGTGTCCGAGATCAATGGTACTGGTGCCGGTATTCTTGACTCGGCGGGTGTTGATCTCGATTCAGCCGCCGACTCCAGTGGTACGGTAAGCCTGTTCTCTGGAGACGTACTATATATCGATAACAGAGCGGCCATTGATAGATCGGTAGATCAAACTGAAGATATAAAAGCAATTATAAAATTTTAAGATTCATACATGCCAAAGACATTTACAAGTAATACCTTCGCTAGCGACTACAAGGATGACTATAAGGATTCCAACGGTTACCATCGCGTATTATTTAATTCCGGTAGGGCTCTTCAAGCAAGAGAAGCCACCCAACTACAGACGATAATACAACAGGAAATCAGTAGATTCGGTCGCAACATATTTAAGGAAGGAGCCGCAGTAAATCCCGGTGGTTTGACTGTAAATTCTAGCTATGAGTTCATCAAGCTGGCTTCTGGATCAATTCTTCCTACGAATATAAACGATCTAGTCGACACCGTTTTTCAGGGTGCCACTTCTGGGGTGAAGGCCCAGGTTCTTGAGGTAGTCGACGTGGAGGGTTCCGATCCGGCCACTCTATTCGTTAGATACACCGACACCACACTTGGTACTACCGGATCCGATCCAATTCGTATGTCTTCTGGTGAGGAGATCACCAATGGTACCTACACGTATGACGTTCAGACGACCAATACGGTAAGTAATCCCGCCATAGGTAAGGGTA